GGGACCAATTACTACATGTGCTAGTCTGCAATCGCTTAGCACGTTATATTCTTTTATTTATATGATACTTATTTTATCTAATTTTCTCTTAAGCTCAATAGTATTAAATTTTAGAAAGTATAATCCTCGTACAACTGCGCTCGAGGATCCTCGAGTACAAATCTAACTTTATTCGAGTCATAAACATGAAATTGCTCTCGACGCTCATTATAATCTGGAAATCCTGCCAACAAAATATTTACATCCATATTAAGTTTCTTCGCCATCAGATGAATATTAGGGTCATCCGGATCTAAGTCTAACAATATTTGAAAAGGGGTACGAGTGTCTAATTTAACTAATTCGCGATACACCAAACGACACCCCAAATATGAAACCTCATTCGTAAACATAGTATCCCACGCTTGACCAATCGTTCTCAAAATAGAATCCAAAACTATACTAGAGGTCGGAGCGAACAATTTTGAAAATGTTTCCGAAGCAGGTTTATACGGTAACACCTCACAAACGTCACCCGCTATAAAGTACCGCTTTAAAAATTTTGGACCACGACGAATAAAATCCCCATTTCGTAAATTAGGTTTAGACAAGAAATGCTCATACTCCATAATATCCTGAATTTCCATTCCAAACAGCAGTTTCGATACTCGCGCAAACTGCACCTCATCCAAAATTCCTCGAAAAACTCGCGGAGCGCACCACAAATGATCATCACCATAAATCGCAATTGATATAAAATTACCCTCGATACACTCCATTATTTGAGACGCCAGGCCCGGATACTGACTCATCTGATAACACAAAAAAATCGCAAAACATAACATCGTACAAAAAGAGCCAGCGTTACTAGTTTCTTTGCCACCCGAATACAAATATCCTTTAAGAATACGCCACACATTACCAGTATGACAAGTCGGCTTAACTACCATATTAAACATGGTGTCCGCATTAGCAAAAATAAAAGCTTTCTTCTCGTTCTCAGTCATTCGTGTAAAATCAAAGTACACTAGATTAGTAGCCTGATATACCATTAGTAACCAATCCACAATATGCTTATCATGGGCTATATAATCCCCTTCATAGTAATTCAAACCCGGAATATCATAATTCATGTAACGCGCGAACTCCAAAGCACCTCCATTCCACCACACTCGACCAATATTACAGATATTTCCACGTTCAAGCTTTATTCGAGCACCATTAATCCACGTGGAATTTAGTTGGTGAAGCGTATTAGTCATAAAAAATTCACGTTTCTTATGATGCAACTTAGCAAGTTGCGACGCTATTTTACCATAACCCACCTTTCTTTCCACCTTAACCTTAATAACACAATGGCTCGGCAAATGAGTCATTACACCCTGCATCAAAAGACTAACCCAGTTTCTATGCGCGTACAACGCAGACGGTAATTGCTCAATTTTTTTTCCTATAGGAGATACTACCACTTGACACCCATCCACTATTTGTGAGCTTGATCGACCAGGTCGGATTCCAGATGACGCTAACATATTCATTTCCAAAGCACACCGAAGTGGATTATAATCAAATTTAACTTTACCGAAATGTCTCTGCGTCTTATAATAATTCTTAAACACCATCGTTAATGCTTGAACTAGAAATTTCTTTGCAATATCGAAACCATGACCTCGCGTAGAATTATCAGCCGAAAATTCATTATAATTATTTAATATATCCAAAGGCTTAAAACTCTCGGCAGTACTAACCCACTGTACATGACCATAACGCTTACCAAGTGTATAGTGGGAAAAGGATAACTGTTTAGCACACAACTCCACAAGCGAATGAACCCGCGTGTCATCGAGCTCATCTGCAGCAGATTTCCACAAGAATGGCTCTGCATCAAGAGCAAATGATCGCTTGAAATACCACCTATCAAAATTTTGTGATATCTTTGTCAAAAATGTCGGATCAACTCGAGGTTTCTCAACAAAATTATTAACATAATCAAATTGAGGACGAATAACATCCACATCAAAGGCAGCACTTGCGCGCATTAAATTCTCTATATGAGCCGTAACATTTGGGATTAGAGTTTTCTCAATTCCTGACACAGTCATTTCATATGAACTCATTATATGAGAAGTCATATCCGCATACATAACTCGCAACGTTCGCTTAATCCCACACGCATACCGCATAATCGTGAAATCCTCAATAGGCTTAATACCAATTACGAACATATCACATTCACAAAAACTATGATCGGTGCACTTCTGAGTATATTGTACTTGCATTCTGTGAGATTTTTTTCTAAATAGATACTTTAATAACGGAGTGGTGAGATACGTTTCTCCTAAATACTCAAAATCAAAACAAGCTCCTCTAAACTCACGAGGGACTGTAGTCGATGCTCCACTAGGATACCTAACAACACAATCCAGTTCTTAACTATAAACAACACTCTCTATCTAAAAGCTACAATAAAATTGTAGGAAAAATTTAACGGTTGAACACTACACGCG